CCGACCTCGTAGTGACGAGTACTGAGTGCTGAGTACTGAGTGACGTCTAGCTCCGACTCAGTACTCAGCACTCAGTACTTAACCGGAAGTCTGTCCGGGCGCGGGCGGTGTTTCGTCCTCTGGCGCCGCGGTCGCGCCCTTGGCCGGCGCGTCGGGGTGGGCGCGCCGGCCCTTCTCAATAGGTATCGGGTGTCGGGTGCCAGGTGTCGGGGGACGGATTGTCCTACCACCTGACACCCGACACCCCGAAGTGATGGAGGTGTTGGTCGTGAAGCTGGTCGGTTTGGGGCTCCTGGCGCTTGGCTTCGTCTACGCGGCGGTCAGGTCGGTCCTGGGATCGCCGGTCTCGAACTTCGGCGCGGTACAGATCGGCGATGGGTACACGAATCCCCAGTCGCTGTTGCCGAATAACGGCGAGTGCTTCGCTCAGCTGATCACCGGCGCGCAGACGACGGGGACCGAGAAGCTCGGTTTCCTGATGCCGGTCGCTGGGACGGTGGTCGACGTTCGGGCGTACCTGTCGACGGCGCCGACCGGCTCGTCGTTCATCGTCGACCTGATGAAGAACGGGACGACGATGTTCACCACGAGCGCGAACCGACCGACGATCGCGGCGGGCACAAACGCCTCGTCGACGACGCTGCCGGACGTCGTGAGCGTCGCTCCGGGCGATCGTCTGCGGATGGACGTCATTCAGGTTGGCTCCGGGACGGCTGGCTCGAACTTGTATTTCGCAGTCACCGTGAAGGTAGCGAATCTGGCGTAGGTGCTGGGGAGGTGGGGGGTGGTTGGCGCGGTCGTCTCGATCAACGGGACGGTAACCGGCGCGCCGGGTGGCGAGGTCGGCTTCGGCGCGAACGTCGTCAACGCGACGTCGGTCGCTCAAGTCACGCAGGTCACGCTGGCCTCGGGCGCGAATACGATCGGGGTGCCGAGTGGGGCCGTTGGCTGCTTCTTCGTGCCCTACGCGGGGAACGTTCAGGCGCTCACGCTCAAAGGTGTGTCGGGTGATACTGGGGTTGGGCTGCACCCGACGAACCCGGCGGTACTGAGCTTCGCCTCGGGGGTGACGAGCTTCGTCATCACTGCTGGTGGGGTGACTGGTGGCGTGAGCGAGCTCTATTTCTTCTAGGAGTCAGAAGCTAGGAGCCAGGCGTCAGAAGTCTCGGCTGGGGATTCTGACTCCTAACTCCTGACTCCTGTGGTGCAGGAGGTGAGGTGGGAAGCACGCTGCTCGGCGGGTACGAGACGAATCTGCGGAATGACCTGAAGGACCTCGACGCGACGAACTACCTCTGGCAGACGTCGGAGCTGGATCGCCACCTCGCCCACGCCGTGGCCGACTACCAGCGGATCCTGCCGCTGGTCGGTTCGACGACGTTTATCTGTCAGGCGATCAGGTCGCCCGGGCCGAGCTCGCCGATTACGACGCGCCAGGTGATCGAGCCGCCGGCGGGCTACCTCTGGGCCCTGCGGATCGAGCACCCGGTGGACCAGCTGCCGCCGCTGTACCGGATTTTTCGGGAGGAGTTCCCCCAGCTCGGGAGCTTCTACTTTCCCCAGGGCGATCCTCCCGCCGTCGGCGACGTGATGCGGCTGTGGTTTGCCCAGGCCCACGCGCTCAGCGCGACGCAGTCGACGATCCTGCAAGAGCACGAGGAGCTGATCACGCTCGGCGGGGTGAGCTACGCGGCCGACGCCGCGACGCGCTACGCGATCGGCCGGCTGAACGCGAGCCTGTGGACTCCCCGCGGATTGCAGGCGTTCGCGCTGGAGAAGAAAAAGGAGTACACGGCCTGGCTCGAGCAGCTCCGCGCGAGCTACGGGACGAGCGGCTCGCCGATGGTGCAATGGGGCGAGTGGCCGTGGGATTGGAACCGGGTGTAGTGACGAGTAACGAGTGACGAGAGGGAAGCGGGGTGGCCTCGTTACTCGTCACTCGTTACTCATCACTGAGCGCTGGGGAGGGGAGCGGTGCAGGGGCTAAGCGCGACGCTACAGGCGGCCCAACGTCGGCCGGACGTCGCGCCGGTGATCACGGCGCTCGTCGGCGACTATCCGCCGGAGGTGCCGCGTCTCTCCGAGCTGGCTAGCGCCTATAACGGGACCGAGCCCGACTCGCCGTTCGACGCCGGGTTCGTGAAGAACTCCGGGCTAGGTCGGATCGTCCGGATCCGGCTAACCGGCGGCACCTGCTACGCTCAGGTCGTGACGCCGAATCAGTTCGCGAGCTGGTCGACCTGGACGACGCTCGACGCTGGCGCGGGCAACTGGGCCGGGACGCAGCAGTGCGCGGTGTGGTGTAGCCAGGATGGTAGCAACGCCGTCTACGCGTTCTGGGTGGCGGCGGACGGCCACACGGTGCGCTACGCGACGTACAACGGCGCAAGCTGGTCGGCGTTCGCGACCGTCGTCGACGCTGGCGCGGGCTTCCTGGTGAGTGGTCTCGCGTCCGATGGCGTAGACCCGACGCCGCGGCTCTACTACGCCGTTGCGGGGGGCGCGCTCAATGAGACGCACTGGACCGGCGCCGCGTGGTCGGCCCCCGTCGGCGATGGGCTAAGCTGGACCTCGCCGACGATCGGCGCGGGGTTTCGGCCGACGACGGCTCCCTCAGGCGACGGAGACGGCTGGGTCCTCGTCGCCAACGGCAACCCGACCCAGCTGTCGGTCGAGCAGTTCAAGATCACGAGCGGCTCGGGGTGGGCTGGCTCGCCGACGGTGATTCTGGCCACCGGGCCGGGGACCGGCTATGGCTACGCGTACCCGCACCTGAGCGAGTCGCGGCAGGATTCGCCGCGGGCGTGCTTGACCTGGTCGCAGACGGCGCCGGCGCCGATCGGAACGTCTCCGGTCACCTGTTTCACGCCGTCTCACGTCACGGTCACTGGGCAGCTCCCCTGGCGCTACGGCGGGAGCTACGGCGTGAAGGTCTTTCGCGACGAGTCGGTGACGAACCCACAATGGTGGGTCGTCAACGCGTACCAAGTCTACAGCTGCCCCGCGGACGCGCCGAGTATCTTCGCCAGCCAGCGGGTGAGCTTCGCCCAGAGCCAGATCGTGAGCTGCGCTATCCGCCAACCGGGCGATAACAAGCAAGGGGGCGGTACGCTGACGGTCCTGAATCCGGCTGGGGTGCTCAACGACGCCGGCGTGATTCCTGGCTTCCATCAGGCGCTGCGCCAGTGGTCGCAGGTCGCGATCGCGTTGGGCTATCACACCTCTGCGGGGGTGGAGACGATCCAGCAGGTGCCGCTGTGGATCGACGCGATCGAGTTCCACGACGACCCGAAGACCGGGACGCCGTTGGTGACGTTTCACCTCGTCGACGCCTGGGCCCTCCTCGAGCGGCTGCGGTTCCAGACGACGATCACCTACCTCAGCTACACGGCCGAGCAGCTGATCGACCTGATGATGTGGTGGGTGTGTGGGACGGTCGGCGGCACGGGGAATAGCCGGCTCACCGGGCTGACGCTGTCGAGCTTCACGCTCAAGGCGGGGGAGACGCTCGCGGTGGCGATGCGGCGGCTTTTGACGATGACGGGCGTCGTTCTGGTCTTCCGATCGATTCAGAACGGTGGGCCGCAGGCTGATGGGATTGGGCCCGGGTCGGTTGGCGTGGTCGGGGTGAGCCGCGCCACGAGTGGCTCGGTCTACAGCTATGGCGCGGCCGGGCAGCACCCGATTCTCTACTCGCACATTCGCGCCCGGGCGACGCCGGCGGCGACGTCAGTCGAGGTGGCTGGCGCGACGACGACAAGCTTGGCGCGCAACTGGCCGGTGAGCTGGCTCTTGTGGCGGGACCTCGAGGTCCGCGTGGTCAACAAGTCGCTGGCAGCCCAGGCGCAGACCGACGCGGTGTCGGCCGACGAGGCGAGCTTTTACAATCCGGAGACCATCTCCGGGTTCTTCCAGGTCCTCGCGAACGTGGGGCAGGAGGTGCAAGACCAAGTGACCGTGACGGTGGCAACGGCGCCGTTGTCGGCCCAGCTGGTAACGGTCGATGGCTACGACGTTGCCTATAACCAGCGCGACGGGCGGATTATCCAAACGCTGAGCCTGGTCGGGACGAATTAGGGCGAAGTAATGAGTGGGAGACGGTCCTGACTCATCACTTCTTACTCAGCACTGCTGGTGGGGAGGTGAAGCGGGGGTGGAGGTGGAGCAGGCACAGATCGTCCACGCGACGCTGTCGAGCTTCAATAGCGGGACCTACCTCGCGGTGGTCCAGCTGAATCGGTCGCCCGATTCGCTGTTGGCGAATGTGCCGACGTCGCGGGCGATCCCGGCGGCGAATATGGTGGCGGGGAAGGTCGTCGCGCTGATCTTGTTCGACGCGAACAATAGCTCGGACGCGATGATCGTCGGAGTGTACTAGGGGACTGGGGGCTAGGGGCTGGGGGCGGGGGTGGCTCGTCCTCTCCCCCGCCCCCAGTCC